ATCAGTTATCTGTCACTGGCATTTCAATTAAAGATATCAGAAGGAAGAGCCAAGTTCATATTACAGAGGTTCTTCGAAATTGTTCCTGCTATTGCAGACATGATGGATCGCTTTGGAGCTTACGCATTGGATACTGGTCATATTATTGAACCAGTCTTCGGACGTATACGTTATTTTGATAAGTGGAAGTTAGCTGTACCCAAAGAACATGGTTCTATTGAAAGAGCAGCTTTCAACACACCTATTCAATCAGCAGGCTCAGCCATTCTGAAGATAGCATTTGTACTTATGCGCAGGTGGATCAACCAAAATAACCATCAGCATAATATCAAATTGCTTATGCCATATCATGATGAGACAATAGCTCAATCTTTACCGGCGTTCACTACTCTGGCCAAAGAGAAAGTAGCACATTATATGATGTTGGCTGCACGCGTTGCAGGATTTGATGTCAAGGCAAGTGCCAAATCAGGAAAGTCATGGGCAGAAGCACATTAGTTGAAAAGTTAATTGATAAAGGATATGACGGAGCTGATATCCATTACTTTATGGTAAAACATGATTTAGCAGAGCCTTTTATGTTAACTGGTTTTCCTAAAATTGACGCAGATTATATAGATAGAAAAATGGAAAATCTAGCTAATGCACATGCAGAAATAGATCACACAAAACACAAATAATCATGGGAGTTGAAATAATAGGTTACGCAGTAGGTGGTGCCATAGTTGTATATGGTGTTTCCAAACTACTTAAAAAGAAGAAGGAGTCTAAAAATATAGTGTATCCCCATATACCTGTCGTATATGAAACAGGGTCACGTAGACAACGAATACTGAAAGCTTTAAAGGCTGAACAGAAACGATCATTTGATACAGTCATTAAGGCTGATGAAACAGCTACTATGTGGGCAGAAAGTCGTGCAATCCAAATGGATATTGCAGATAAGATAAGCCATAATGGAGCTGGTAAGATATTTATCATGGGTACTGAAAAAGGTGCTGATGGAATGGGTGAGATAATAGGATATGCTTTTAGTTCAGGTAAGAACACTGTATATGGTTGGATGAATTCTGATGGCCATAGAAAAGCTATCATGAACATCAAATATGATTATGTGGGTATTGCCTGTATTCAGGATGAACACGGACATTGGATTGATGTGGTAATATTTGTTAATGAAAAGACAGTGAAATGAAATTCAAAAAAGGGGATGAAGTAAAATTAATAAAGTACAACCAAAAAGGTACTGTTATCAGATGTACAAAAGATATGGTCTGGTGTACAATTGGATTTGGAAAAACCAAAGTACCATTTGCTCATCCTGATAATGTAGAACTTGTAAATAAACAATAATGAAGTACAATTTAACTATCAATGAAATAATGGCACTTGTAGATGAAGTTTATGGACCTACAACTCAAGATGATTTTGAAGTATATCTCAAAGCTCATGATTTTAGTAATGATACTGATATTTATATAGCAATTGAACAATATTTAAAACAAAAAATCTAATGATAAACGAAAAAATTAGAAAAGCAATTGAAGAATCTCTGTCATCTCAGATGAGTGGAGTTCTTCTTGAACGTCTCAAAGACCTTGAATTAAAGGAAACTAGATTAGAAGCTGCAGGAAAAGAAAATGCAACTCTTAAAGAAAATCTTCGACTTATGACCATTAAACGTGATGATTTGAAGTATATCATAAATGAAAAAGCAGCTATTGCAAAAAGCAGAAAAGCTCTTGACAATGATCAAAAAGTATTTGCCGTTGATAAACAAGTCAGTGAATTGAAAGTTTTAATGCAGGGAGAAAAAGTTAATCTAATGAACAATTTAGTTGGACTGCTTATGAAAAATCCTAAAGCTGTTACATTTATGAGTACTGATAATGTAAGAGGTATAACTCATTACAATACTGATGGTAGTCAAAGTTATGAACCTAATCTTGGTTCTGAAACAAGAATACATACTGAAAATAAGAAAGAAAATTAATGGAACAGGATATACGACATGATGAACAGCAAAAGGTTGTTCAACTCTATCATCAGCGTGCACCACTTAAATGTACTCTGGTACTCAGTACGGGACTTGGAAAAAGTAAAATAGCCATTGATATTCTTAAAGAAGAGGATCCGGTAGCAATCATCATCTTGGTAAACTCTACCATTTTGAGAGATTACAACTGGAAAGCTGAATTTGAGAAGTTTGATGCTATGGACCTTTTTTCAAGAACCCAACTGGTTACGTATCAGGCTGCATATAAGTGGAAAGCATCTGAAGTGGATTTGACAGATACTTTTGTAATAGCTGATGAGGTGGATTTCGCAGGAGATACTGATGAATTGGCAAAGTTCTTCTATCAATATCCGTATAACAAGACTTTAGGGCTTACAGGTTTTATAACCGATGGAAAGAAAGAGTGGTTTAAAACTTATCTTCCAGTGTTAACTGAACTAACGGCCGCTGATGCACAGGATCAGGGAATCCTGAACAATCTTCATTTTGTATTTGTCAAATATGATTTATCTGACAATCCCAGTGATGTTGTAATAGAATACAAGCGTGCAGGACAGACAAAGTCCTTTACTCGCAGTGAGAATAACGCCTATGATTATCAGAACAGACAAGTTCAAAGTGTTCTTATAAAGATGTCAGAACTTCGCAAGGAACTGTTATCCGGTGATATTGATATCCAGGACTTTATGCGTGAGAACAACTCTTTGGAGTATAAGATGAAGATGGCTTCCATGAAACGTGGAGACCTTTTGCTTAATTCCAAGAGTTCTCAACGTATGACAAGGAAACTGCTTAAATATCTTCTGGGAACACAGCCTGACAGTAAGATCATAATCTTTTCGAAGAGGACTCTGCAGTCACAGGCTATCTGTGGAGATGACAATATGTACAACGGACTGATACCAAAGAAGAGAGCCAATCAAAATTTCCTTGATTTCAAGAATGGACTCTTAAGGTATTTGGGCGTTTGTGACAAGGTAAACCGTGGTGTCAATATAGATGAATTGAATATAGCAATTCTGGAAACCTTTTACGGTTCTGACACACAAGCTACTCAACGGTTTGGAAGGATGATGAGACTGAAACCTGATGAGATGGCTACTATATATGTTCTTTTGCCATATTACATGCGAGAAGAACGTCAACGTAAGAATGAAGATGATGAAAGTTTCAAAAAACGCGCGAAGTTTACTGTTCAGGAAACTCAACAAGTTAAATGGGCTACCAATATGCTTCGCAGTACAACCATTAAATCATATGCTGTCTGGGACTACCGGATAGTGAAAGAAAATAAAACCAATGACCAAAGATGAAATATTAAAAAAACTAGAGTCTTTAGGGTTGATAACAGTTATTAACTCTATGTATTTTATTACGGAAAAGTATAAGGAGCTTTTAAGTAAAGCTGCCACTATACCATTGAAATCCGAGATACCTGTAAACAAACAGCTCTTGGATTATGATGAAATTTTGAACACTGATGGAAGTGCCACATCCTGGCCTTCCGACATTGAACACACCACAGGAAGAACTCGTGCAGAAGCATTCATGAATGCTGCGAACATCCCTGAGATGGGTGGTATTGCTCCCAGAGTATATCGCCTGAGAGGTTTACCAAAAGAATGTTTGACCATTATAGATAACATTATAAACAATAAAGATGTAAGCCCTATATCAATGATAAAAGCCATTGAGATATATTACAAGTACACGGAAATGCCTAAATCCTTCAAGAATTTACTCTTGGAAGGAGAAGTCATCAACTTGTACCATGAATATATCAAGGGTACATTGATAAAGAACATCAAACCTAAAGACAATACTTCACAGAAATGGAATTAAATGACAAGTACAAGGATGGATTCCTTGCACAGCTTGAAGCTTCTCAGAGAGGGGAAGTGACTTATATTCCTATTCATCTTGAACGTATTGGCAAATCCTTTAATCTTATGCAATCAAGGTACACGCTTATTTTTGGAGCTACAGGTGCCGGTAAGACCAGTATTGCAGATGAAACTTTTGTATTGCGCCCATATGATTATCTCAAGAACAATACTGAGAACATCCATTGGGAAGTTCTGTATTTTTCTCTGGAACGTAAACAAATGTTCAAACATGCTAAATGGATCTCATGGATGCTGTACAGAGACAAAGGAATGCAAGTGGGACCTGATCAAATCATGGGATGGGGTGAAGAGGGAGCTTTGAACAGTGCAGGATACCAGATTGTACGTTCTTATGATGAGGAAATGACCAACCTTTTGGACCATATGCAAATTTATGATGGTAAAGTATCTGCTGAAGTAGTTCGCAGAGCCATCAACAGAAGAGCACATGACCTAGGAACTTATTACTATACTGATGAAATAGGATTATGTATAGGAGAAGATGAATCTTATGTCAAGGTATTCAGTGATGAGAACCTTGTAAAGAAAACCAAGACGGGAGACCGTAAATATATATTGTGGGAACATCAAGGGAAGAAATTCCGATTGTATGAAGATGACTACAAATATTTTATGAAGAACCCTAAAACATTCATATTTATAGTAATTGATGGTATCAACCTTTTAGGAAGTAAGGATGTCATTGACACTATAAGTGTAGAAGTTGCAGATGCAAGAGATAAATTTGGCTTTTCCCCTGTAATAGTCACACAACAAAATAGATCGTTGGGTGATATTCAAAGATTGAAATTACATGGAGAAGACCTTTCACCTCAACTTGAGGATATATTCAAATCTTCCCAGATGGGATTTGACGCTGACTTGGTTCTCGGGTTGTTTGACCCGTTACAATACAAAGCGTACGATTCAGAAGGCAGGTACGACGGATATATTGTCAAACAGGGAGATGATGGCATAACAGGGAGTATGCAAACACCTTCAGGACATGGACGATTTCGATCGGTACACATACTGAAGAACTCATTTGGGCCTAATGGTGCCAAATACGGTTTGAAGTTCTTAGGAGAATCAAACTATTTTGAAACCTTGCCGTTCCCTGACGATGAAGCTAAAATGAGTGAAATTTATATGAAAATCAGACAAGGACTTTAACAAAAAAGTCGTATATTTAATAACTTTTTAAACAACTTAAAATCATGGCAGAACTAATTCTCTATATAGGGGACAGTGGAGTAGGTAAATCCACATCGCTACGAAATTTACCACCAGAAGACACTATCATATTGACACCTAACGGCAAATCGTTGCCATTTCCCGGTGGAAATAATTATGTCAGAGGAACAAATCTATTTGTAAACAATAACCTGAAAGATGGCTCTGATACACCTCAGAATGAACTTGAAAAACTAGATGTTCAGGATTTCATCAAGCAGGTTGCTGACAATACCAAAAAGAAATATCTTGTCATAGAAGATTTTACACATTTCTTCTCTGCGAGAATATTTTCAGATTCTTTTCTGGCACAGAATACAGGTAATGCTGCTTTTCAGCGTTGGAATCAGTTTGGAGCTGATGTATTTCAAGCCATTTTCGAAAAATCTCAGGATCTCAGAGATGACCTGTACATTATCATCCTGCATCATACTGATGTAAAGGACAATGGTACTATAGGGTTTAAGTCTCCGGGCAGATTGCTTGACAATACTATTGATGTTCCAAGCTATTTTGTATATGCTTTACATGGAATTGTAGAAGATGGAGAGTCAGGAACTCGTTATCTTATCCAAACCAACAAAGACACCATAAGACAAGCTAAAACACCTTATGGATGCTTCAAAGAAATGAAATTACCAAATGACCTGAAACCTATTCTTGATAGAATTGATGACTTCCGTAGTGGAAAAGTCAAGGTAGAATGGAAATAATTAATAACCTTTAATACTTAAAATAAAATATGTCATTAATTAAAGTGGGTATCCACGAAAATTTAGTTTTATCTTCAAAAACCAAGATAAACGAACACGGAACTTTAGAACTTGTAATAGGTAATGTCGAATCAGAAGATGCTCTTATGGAAGCTTTCCAGAACAGTACTGTACTCGATACAATGGAATCTTCATTAAGGTTCTATCCACCATCTCTTACAGATTTTGAAAAGAATAAGAAAACAGCGGCCGATATTGGCAAAGAACTGTTGGTGATGAGGTATCAGTTCATGCAATATGCACTGTTGTATACTACCAAAGAAGTAGTTGATAAGGAATTAGGTGGTACGGTAATGTTTGAAGGATTAGGTATTCCACCTGCAGATTATCCAAAAGCATTGACTATGCTGAACCAAGAGAAATTTCTACATAAGATTTGTACAAATCTTGCCAATAAATTTGTAGCCTTTCTTAAAAAACTGGATGCTTTCAATGGAAAAGTACTCTTCAGACAAAAATTCTTACGTCAGTCAAAAGACAAGAACTTTGCTGTTATTCCTAACTCAACATTTGATGTTTGGATAGAGCCTATGACCATTACTGCAGAGCAATCCAAGATAGCTTTCTCTGAATGGGAAATCAAAAACAAGAGAAATGATCCAAATCCTGGTAAAGCCGATGACAAGCAATCTACCAAGAAAGATGTCAAGAAAGCAGACAATCTGTTCAATGCTGATTCAGACACAACAGAAGAAAAAGAATCTGAAGTTGTAACTGACAAAAATGAAGCTGTAGAAGATAAATCAGAAAAACCTGATTTGTTCAAAGCTGAAAAAGAATAACATATACTTAAAGCGTCAGCTTTAAGTTGACGCTTTTTTTGACTATGGACGATATTTTACAAAGCTATGTAGACAAAAACGCCCTTAGTAAAAAAGCAATTCTCAGGTATGTAGACGATTATTCCATTTACAGTAAATATATAGGAGAAGAATTGGAACTGTATACCAAGTATAGCTCACCTTTACGCAAAGGGGATGACGACCCTAGCTTCTCTATTTATTACAGTAAATACAGGGAAGATAAGATACTTTTCAAAGACCAGAGTACCGGTAAGTACGGAGATGTATTCGATTTTGTGCAAGAACTTATGGAGAATGGTGAACTGCCACCAATGAAAACTGTACTGTTGCAGATAAACAGTGATTTTGGACTGGGGCTTACAGATGAAGAGGTAAAGGATTTCAAACCTAAACTCTTGAAAAAAGCACCCCCCAAGAAAAGTCCTACTAAAATTGAGATCACAGCACATCCCATACCCACTAAAGAGTATGTGGATTACTGGAATTTCCTTGAAGTAAGCAGTGCTACACTACAAAGGTATTACACTAGAAATGTACGTGTGATTCATTATAAACATGATGATTCCCATATAACAATAGTTCCCAAAGACCTGACAATAAGTTATGAGATCCTCGGGCACTATAAGACCTACCAACCTTTTGGTGACAGGAAATACAAATTCCGAAATGATTATCTGGACACTTATGTTGAAGGGGCAATACAGTTACCATTTAAGAAAGATTTTGCAATCATAACCAAGAGTACCAAGGAATGCATATTCTTTTGGGAACATTTTAAGTGGGAGTGTATAGCAGGAAAGTCTGAAAATACACCTATCAATCCTTATTTCATGAAGGAAGTTCTACACAAACAATATAAACGTGTATTTATCTGGCTTGATCCGGATAAAGCCGGGGCAGCAGCTCAAAGTCGATACATTGAACAGTACCCGTGGCTGGAACCGATAGTGTTTCATGACAGTATAAAGGAGAAAGATCCTACAGACCTGTTCACACAGGCAAAAAGAAGAGGCCAAAGAGATTTAGCCCTTAAATATTTAGAGAATTTAATAACACATAAACTAAAATAAATTATGGCAGAACTTAAAGTTGTCGAACAACAACGTCCCGGCATACTTAAGGAAATAGACGAAGGAGCAATTGACCTTGTATTCCAAGCTATCCAAGAAGACATTTATTCTTATCCTATAAAAAGCTTTGTAAGAGAAGCGATCAGCAATGGACTTGATGCGATTATCGAAAGAGGTATTCACAAAGACATTCAACACGGACATCCTGTAGAAAGATTCTACAGACAACAACAAGACGGTAAATTACTGAAAGATTCTGAATATGATGAATCTTATTACAGTGAAAAGCATTTATCATCTGATGATATGGTTCATGTTGAATACCATGTAGATTCACCAAGAGACAATATTCGTATAAAGGATTTTGGTGTAGGACTTGGTGGAGAACGCTTGAAAGGGTTTTTCAAATTGGGTTACTCTTCCAAGAGAAACATGAAAAACGTGATAGGAAAATTTGGATCCGGAGCCAAGGCAGGACTTGCAACAGGAGTGGAATATTTCATCATGAATACCACTTATAATGGATATAAGACATCCTTTATGATATTCAAGAATGATTATGAAGCAATCACTATCAATACACCTACAGGTAAGGAAGAAGTGTGGAATGTCAAGATGTCTGATGGAACTTCTCACAAGAAATCTATTTTCTGGGAAAGAACTCATAAGGATAACTCTGTAGAGATTATCCTTGAAGTTAAAAAACACAATAAAAACGCGTTTATAGACGCAGTAAAAGACCAATTTCAGTATTTTAACGGTAAAGTAAGACTCTCTACACCTGATGGTGTGGAATTTCTTGATGAAAAGCCGTTATATGAATCTGAAAACCTGCTCATTCCTAAATATTCCACCTATACCACACCACATATTCTAGTGGACGGTATAGCCTATGGGCCTATTTCATGGGATGAACTTGAACTTGAGAACCGTAAAGGTAAACTTGCAATTAAAGTACATGCTACTGATGTAGACATTACTCAGTCAAGAGAATCTTTGAAATGGACAGAAAAGACAAAACTTGTTATCCTGCACGCTATCAAAAGAGCTGAAGATGAAGCACAGGAATATATCACATCCTTATTGGAAGTGAGTAATACTGAGAACCTTTTTGAGCTTAATAATACCTATGGAAGAATGACAGGAGAGAATGCAATATCATCAGTATTCTCGAAGTTCTTGAGCATGTTCAACATACGTCCTAAATGTAATATTACCAGTGAACATTTTCCAAGAACTGTTAAAGCTACCTTGAATGATTTTCTATATGAATTCTTGTTTTATAATTTTTCTGTAAAAAGAGTGAAAATGAATTATAATAAAGACAGGGTCACTACATCTACAAAGACTGTAGAAAGTTTTGAGGATATGCGTGGGTACAAGATAGTATTTGCCAAAGATACTTCTCTGGGACCACGTCTGGCTGAGCACATCATGGAATATGAATATGGAGTAGGAAGTATAC